AGAAGCGCTCAAAATCACTCGCCAAGCCCGGATCAACGGTTACGTCCCCAACGGGGCTTTCTCGCACGCCAAGCGTCTCATTTCAAGCGACGAATTCTGGAGTGATGTCTTTGGAGGGGCCGACGATTACCCACCGCTCATCCAAAGTCTCGTCGATCAAACGCTTTCAGCATCCATTACCGAGTCATATAATGGAACGATCGACTTTGATGATCAGATATATATGCCCACGCTGTTCGGAGGGAACTTCCCACAGTTTCCAGTTGTCATGGTGGACGAAGCTCAAGACCTCTCTCCTCTTAACCATGAAATGCTCAAGAGACTGTCGGCCGGTCGCCTCATTGCAGTTGGAGATCCATGGCAGTCAATCTACGCTTTCCGTGGAGCCGTATCTAACGGTATGCGAGCTATCGCTGCGCACTTCAACATGGTCCAACTCCCCCTCAGTGTCAGCTTCCGATGCCCTAAAGCCGTCGTCCGACGAGCCCACACTCGAGTCCCTCACATGAAGCACGCCGACTGGGCGGAAGAAGGAGAAGTCTATGCACTGGAGACATGGAGCGCAGCATCAATCCCCGACGGCTCGGCGATCATCTGCAGAAACAACGCCCCCCTCTTTAAACTGGCTTTTGATCTTATCCGTGGTGGCCGCGGCATCGAGTTACGGGGTTTTGATATTGGTCCTAATCTCGTTAAGGCACTGAAGAAGTTCCTCCCGAAGGACAGAACCGATCTTAGCATCCAGGAGGCCCACAATGCAATCGACAGATGGGAAGAAGAAAAGCGAAAGAAGTCCTCGGCCAAAGGTACTGTTGAAGACCGAGCTGAATGCCTTCGAGTGTTTGTCGATATTGGCGGCTCTCTCAGGGGTGCAATCTCGTATGCAGAGACCATTTTTCAATCCAAGGGAGCTATCCAACTGCTTTCTGGACACAAGTCTAAGGGCCTCGAGTGGGGAACGGTGTTTCATCTTGACCCTTGGCGAGTACCCAGCAAGTTCTCCATCGAAGGAACTGAGGAGTTCGAGCAGGAGCTCAACGTCAAGTACGTCATCGAAACCAGAGCCAAACGAAACCTCATCCTCGTAGACTCAAGGACTTTCAATGCCGTATAGCAAGTCCTATCTTGCATACCCTGACATCAAGGAGGCCCTCGAACGGGCACTCCTTGGTAAGGGCATCAGGCTCCATTTCAGGGACCACCGAGCAGCTACCCGCTTCGCTGCCCGGGCCAACTCGTACCGAGTCCTTGACCGGAAGGAAAGCTTGAAGCTCTACCCTGAAGGGGACACAATGTTCGGCAGAAGCCCCTACGACGTTCTGAACATCGCCCGAAAGGAAAACGTGGTCACGATCGAGCCAATCGTCCTCGATCTAACCTCGATCGAAGACATCACTGAATAAAGTTGACAAACTGATGAAAAAATGATTGACAACGTTTCGGAGCTGTGGGACCATACATATGGCGCATTCCGTGCCGATTTTACAAGGAAACAAACATGGAACAGATTACAATCGCTGGTAAGACCTTCAACGCGCCCCTGCGGTACGAGGAAGGCCACGAATTAAGCGCGGGCGAGGCCTCAGCCCTCAACCAGACCTACCACGAGAACCTCCGCAACAACTTCGCGAAGAAGGTCAAGGATGCGGTTGAGGCCGGGGCATTCAGCCAAGACGCCTTTCAGATCGAATTCGATGCCTACGCTCGAGAATACCAGTTCGGCGTTCGGACTGGCGGTGGCGGTGCCCCGCGCGATCCAGTCACAAAGGAGGCGCTCGACATCCTGAAGGACAAGATCAGGGCCGCGCTCAAGAAGAAGAACCTCAAGGCCGACGCGGCTGCGGTCACCGCCCGAGCCAAGGAACTCCTGCCTTCCCGGCCGGACATTCTGGAACTGGCCAAGAAGCGAGTGGCCGAGGCCCAGGCCATTGCTGCTGAAGACCTCTCTGAGGTCATCGGTGATCTTGAGGCTGCTCAATGAGCAAATCCGCCCCCGAGGTCTGGTACGAAGCTCTCCAAAGCCAGTGTGGAGTCCTTGTCATAACTGACAGTGATTCCGCAATCAGTAAGCGCAAGCTTTACGAGGCCAGAAAAGAGTTGCAGGACCCTGACCTCGGGGGAATTGGCATTTACACGTCCCCGGACGACCCGAACGAACTCTGGCTAGTTAAGGGAGACTGGGACGTAACTTAATGGAGCACTCCCTTGCGCAAGAAAGAGGACTATGATCTGCAGAAGGTGACGCTTAATCTTCGTGAGGGGGACTGGGACCGATTACGTGGTCTGCACGGACGGCAAGGCGCAAGCAAGACGATCAGAGACTTGGTGATTGGGCACCTTACTCGAGTGGATGCAGAGGTAGATCAAAAACCTCATCTAAGCACTGACCAGATTAAACCGGAGGAGGTAGAATGACCGACATATCGGAGCTGTTTGCAAGAGACCCAGAAGAGTTGACTAGGGACGATATTCGTGATATAATAGCCAAATATCGAGAAGCCCGGGAACAGTTCATTCTAGGGATGACACAGGCCGGGAACCCAAAGGCCATCAAGAAAGGAGCCACAAAGGTAATGGACTTGAGTGATCTAGACCTAGATTAACCTAGAGGAGTTGGGCAATGTCAAGACCACCGGGAGATCTATGCCCTTACTGCGAGGGCGACCTTTACTGGAACCAGTACTACCACGACTGGTGGTGTACCAAGTGCCAGGAATTCACCATTAACTTCCCCTCAAAACCGGAGGATCGCAATGAGCGAGCTAAGCCCATTTCTCCCCGGGACTAGAGTCCAATACGCCTGGGATAGTACGTCCTTAAGCTGGTTCAAAGAATGCCCGCGCAAGTATCAGTACTTCATGATCGAGGGCTGGCGGGGCATCCACGAGAACGTCCACATCCGCTTCGGGGGTCTCTACCACGAGGCGCTGGAGTCCTACGACCGCCATCGGTTCGAGGGACTGGATCATGACGAGGCCTTGGCCCTCGTTGTCCACGACGCCCTACGCAAGACCTGGGACAACGGCGCGCCTTGGGTCTCCGAGCGCCCGGACAAGAACCGCGAGAACCTCATCCGTTCAATCATCTGGTACTGCGACCACTTCCTCGAGGACTCAGCGCAGACCGTTCGGCTGGCCAATGGAAAGCCAGCGGTCGAGCTAAGCTTCAAAATGGAGCTGGACTGGAGAGTCAGAGGCCAGCCTTATCTTCTCTGTGGCCATCTTGACCGTGTTGTCAACTTCATCGGGGGTGCCTATGTTATGGACCGCAAGACGACTTCCTCCACTATCGGGGGCAACTTTTTTGACCAGTACGACCCTGATAACCAGATGTCGCTATATTCACTGGCTGCTAAGGTTATCTACAAGACTCCTGTTAAGGGGGTTATTATCGACGGAGTACAAATCGCTGTGGGGTTTTCCCGCTTTAGCAGGGGATTCACTTATCGTACTGAAGCTCAACTTGAAGAATGGCTCAACGATACTCGTAGCTGGCTCGCTCTTGCAGAGCAATACGCCACCGCCGGGCATTGGCCAATGAATGACAAGTCCTGTCATCACTACGGTGGGTGTCCCTTCAGGAAGGTCTGCTCGAAGTCACCGGAGGTCAGGGGAACGTTCCTTGAGTCTGACTTCCACAAAGTCCCCTGGAACCCACTGGTGCCCCGATGACTGAATACGAACTCCCCCACCCCATCCGCGAGTTCTCCGTCGAGGTCCACGGAGGCCTGACTTGGCTCGACGTTCACATTCAAGGCATAAGGCTCTACTTCCCCATCCCCGATGCGAGAAGGGTCAAAGACGTTCAACTGGTACTTCGATATAAGGACATCTCCGATGCCGAAGCTTGAAGCCGCCAGCACCTCCACCATCGTCAAGGTCTTGCTTATAGGTGACTCAGGCACCGGCAAGACCGGGGCAATCCATTCCCTCGTCAAGGCAGGTTACTTCGTTCATGTTTGGGACTTCGACAACAAGATCGCTGGCGGCATTCTCCCGATTCTTGTTAAGCGGGACTGCCCTGAGAAGCTCTCTAACGTGGATTATGAGCCCCTCAGAGATAAGTTCAAGTCCTCTGGTCTTGGACCCATACCTGATGGTCTTCCGACCGCTTTCACCAAGGGCCTTGCTCTCCTTGACAAGTGGACTGATGGAACGTCTCCGAAGGAGTGGGGCGAGCGCCACGTCGTGGTTATTGACAGTCTAACGTTCATGTCTGACGCCGCCTTCAACTGGGCCAAAGCCATGAA